ACTTTACATGGCGCGCCCGACTAAATGGCAAGACATTTCGGACGCAGTCGAAAATTGGGCTAACATCGACTGGCTCCAGCTGGTGGACGTACCGGTACCCAGTGCCAGCCAAAATACCGCAAATGACTGACATTATTATTCGCTGCGAGTATACCGACATAGCCGGCGGTGTTGCGGTGGCCGGCGGGTTTGATTTGGTATTGGCGCCAACAACGGAACTACTCTAATGCCAATTGTCCCACTATTAACAGGTGGAAGCGCCGGTGGCGTATTCCCATTTCATACGGAGGCAGATATGCTATTCAACGCATATAGGCGGGGCGCTACGTCCATCATTTTGCGGGTGCGGTTGATGCGTTCGGACCTCGCAGACGGCTCGGGTATTACGGGCTTAAATTACTCATCGTCTAACTTGATTATTAGCACGATTTGCGACAATGAAAGCAGCCCAACTTCGTATTACCAAACAGGCGGTAACATTCAACCGGTAGGGTCATGGCCGTGGGACATCGGTACATATGATCCGCCGGACCCGGGCAAGTGTCGTTTCGCCGAGATTAATAGTACACAGCATCCTGGTATTTATGAAATCCATCTTGACGATGCCCGCTTCGCTGTGACTAACGCTAAATCGATGATTGTATCGGTGCATGGTGCGACGAATTTAGCAGAGGCGAATTTTCTAGTACCGTTGACTGACCTTGACCCGTATGATGCTACACGTGGCGGAATGAGCGCATTGCCGAACGCTGCAGCTGACAATGCGGGCGGGCTGCTTATTAGCGATGCGGGCGGTGTTGACGTTGACGCAATGGCAGCAACACTAGAGAAGCTGGAAACGACCGTACAGCTGGCTGATTCGGGCGATTATCAGTTCACCGAAGAAGCGCTGGAGCTGGGTCCGACTTGTACAACGTACACGCTGTCCACTCCGGGCATGAGTACGCCGGAGTGCTACGCACCGGACGAATACCTTGACCTAATATACGGCAAGTCGAACGTTGATAAGTGGGCGGACCTGGACAACGAAGACGATGCCACAACAATTACAAACCGGCGGGCGTGGGCGATATGCACTGCCAGCGCTTTGATCGATTCGCGCTTGAGAGACGGGCCGTACACGATTCCCTTTGAAGAGCCGATTGAACCCGACATCGTTGACCTATGCGCTCGATGGGCCGGCGTGTTGCTGTATGACGGCCGTCTGATTCGTGAGCAGGACCCCATAACCGACGAAGTGGGCCAGCAAAGGAAAATAATCGACATGCGGATTCGGCAGCTCCTGAGTGGCCAGATCAAACTGAATTTGGACCGTACACAAAGCGCACCACGGGCGTTCTAAGATGGCGAAACTAACCAACGTCTTACGTATCGAAAATGAGACGCAGCAGGTACAGCGGCGCGGAGCACGCGAAGCACAGGCCGCCGCAGTCAAAGTACGTCAGCTTGCAACACGCGAATGGCGAACAAAACAGCCGCAGGACTATGAACGGGCCATAGAGGAACGTTTGATGCCTGCGGCTTTAAACGCGCTCGTGGCGTCATACTTGAAAGGCTTCAGGCGTTCGCAATTGTTACGACGTGGGACAAAGGTAGCGCCAGAGGACGCAATCTCGATGGCTGTATCGCCAAACGTCAAAACGCTAGAATATTTGGCGTTGATAACGGGTCACAGTTTGCCGCTGCTCTATCGAACGTTTGCAGATGAAGCATTGAACATGGTACGGAACGAAAGTCGGCGAGTCAATCGCATCGTAAGAGATGAAATCGCCGATCTCATTGGGCGCGGTGCCCATGTCCGCGAAGGCGTCGGCGTGTTGGGCGAATTATTCGACCGACTTGGATTGACGCCGAAGCAGAGCGCGCCAGTTCGCCTCGAAGCGATATTCCGGACCCAATCGCAGACTGCATACAACGCGGGTCGCTGGCAAGCTGATCAAGACGAAGACGTTCAAGACATTTTATGGGGCTACGAATATTCAACCGTCGGCGATGATAGGGTACGACCCGAGCATGCTGTACTTGACGGCGTTCGCCTGCCCAAGAACGACCCGTTTTGGCAAGCTGCATGGCCGCCTAACGGATACAACTGCCGGTGTATCGCTACGCCGATTATGAAAGGCGAAAGCGAAGCACGTGCTCGCGGTGCAACACGGGCCCGCGCTTTTGAGCCCGATGACGGCTTTGCTTTTAACGCCGGAGCCCAAGCTGGAAAGCTGGTATAAATTTTGTGCCATGCGGGTATAATGTAATTGTATAGGAAAGGGGACGTTATGGGGATCACTTTAATTGACGGCAGCTACACGGTGACATGCGGTCAGCTTGTGCGTTGCGGCTTACGATCACACGGGCAAGCAAAGCGCGTGGAACGGCGGTTGCGGGCACTGGCCGACAAGCCTATCATTTGTGAAATGGCCTCACCCATTGTGGAACGTAAAGACGGCTTGCAGTACTGGAAAGAGCTTGCTCGGACCGGGACGTATGTTTGCCAAGGCGTCGAATTCGATTTGACCCCTGAGCTGTTTGACCATTGGGTTGTGACATTCAGCCAGATGCTTGAGGCCGGACATCAAGTGCCCGTGCCAATCGAGCATACGACCGATCCCGAGAAAAATCGTGGCAAGGTGCTTGCGCTTGAAACGCGAGACAATGAAGCCGGCGGCAAGTCGCTGTTTGGCATTATTGAATTTGCGGATGAGGACGCGGCGCGCCTTGCGAACACTTCACAAGTTAGCGTATTTTCCCCTGCTAAATTTGTTGATGGAACGGGCAAGTCTTTTACCCGTCCGCTGCGCCATGTTGCGTTAACGGACTATCCAGTGATCCCTGGTCTTGCTCCATTCTCCATTGTAGCGTCTCTAATTACTGGAGGTACTGAAATGCCGATGACACTTATGGACTTAATCGAAAAGCACAAGATTGCCGTACCGGAAGGCACGGACGATGCGGGCATTATCGACGTGCTCGACAAGCTGCTTACGGACTTGTTTAAGGCTGAAGAGCCGAAGCCCGAGGGCGATAAGAAGCCCGACACGCCACCGGCGCCGCCATCGCCCGATGCACCGCCATCGCCCGATGCGACACCGCCCACTCCGAAGCCCGAGGAACCGCCGGTCGCGGCATCGTTGCTTGGTATTCTGCGTGAAAACCGAACTGCGAAGATCAGCCAGCTCGTCAAGGAAGGGCGCATCAGTCCCGCAGTCGCAGCGGACTTGCAGCGACAGCACTGTAGCGATGACAAGCTGACTGTTGCTTTGTCGCAAAATTCGGGCGGAAGCGACGGGTTTGACGCGCTGATTGAAACGCTCGGTAAGAATCCGGCGGCGATTTCATTAAGCGAACAGACCGGACCGCAGACAACGCTTGATCCGACGAAAAATCCGCTGATCGCTGACGCCGAACAGCGTGCCAAAAACGCCAGCGGCTAACGCCAGCAGCTAACGTTAGCTTGACGGCGGGTTCGATATTCATTTGCTATTTATCCGATCATAAGGAACAAAATTATGGCCAACATTGAAAAGCGGCCTGTGCAGTCCGATATTCTGCTCAACTACTTTGCCGACACTTTCAACTTCGAGTCGCTGACCGTGACGAACGCGGGCGCGACCGATCTTGAACTTGATGCCGGCTATCCGATGGACGCTAACGTGCCCGTGGTTGCGGGCGGCGAAGCGAACACTGACGGTATTTTGCTCGACAGCCACACGATCCCGGCGGGTGAATCGAAGCAGGTCAACGTACTACAACGTGGGCCGGCAACTTGCCGAACTCCGGGCATCGTTGCAACCGATACCGCAGGCGCGGCGTTGAATACGGCGACGATTCAAACGGCGCTTGAAGCTCTGGACATCGTGTTCCGCGATGATCCGACCAACACGGAGCAGCAGACAACGTAAGCGCTCCTTTTTTGTTTGTTTTCTGAATACACTGCATAGCACTACAATTTGAATTTTTATAAGGAGAAATGCTATGTTGGATGTATTCACAAGCGATGCCTTTTCGATGGTCTCGCTGACCGAAGCAATCGCCAAGCTGCCGTACGTTCCATCGTACCTTGGCAAGAAGGGTCTGTTCGCCCAAAAGGGCATCACGACCACCACGGCTGTGTTGGATGAAAAGGACGGCGTAGTCTCGCTTATTCCGACGGCCGCTCGCGGCTCACGCCCGAACGCTGCTGCTCGCTCTGATCGCAACGCTCGGTCTTTTGTTATTCCGCATATTCCGCTAAACGAGGCGGTCATGGCGGATGACGTACAAAATATTCGAGCGTTCGGTTCGGAGACCACCATGCAGACTGTTGCTGGTTTGGTCAATGAACGTCTTGGCGATATGAAGCAGAGCTTCGAAGCCACCTGGGAATACCATCGTGTTGGTGCTATCTCGGGCGTCATTCTTGACGCTGATGGCACAACCGAAATCTACGACCTGTTTGACGAGTTTGGTCTGACGGAGCACGAAGTCGAGTTTGACTTTAGCGACGCTACGACAGACGTCAAGCAGCTGTGCACCGATGTGATTCGTCTGATCCAAGACGCTCTCGGCGCCGCGCCGTACACGGGAATCGAAGCCCTTTGCGGTGACGACTTCTTCGATGCGCTGACGTCCCATGCTAAGGTCGTCGAAGCGTACGAGCGATGGCAAACCGGCGAGTTCTTGCGAACGCAGCAGAACGAGACTGGCTTCCCGTTTGGCGGGGTTTATTGGCGCAACTATCGCGGCTCTGTTGGCTCGGTTTCATACATCGATGCCGACACAGCGCGATTCTTCCCACTGGGTGTCCCGAAGCTTTTCGCCCAGTACAACGCGCCGGCCAACTTTGTCGAAACGGTCAATACTATCGGGCGCCCGATCTACGTGAAACAGCGCCGGATGGATTTCGACACGGGCGTCGAGCTGCACGCACAGTCCAACCCGTTGTTCATGTGCACCCGCCCGCAGTGCCTGATCAAGGGCACCCGGACTACAACAAGCGGCACGTCGGGTAGCGCGTAATGGCTTGGGCCAGTGCTGAGGTAAAAGTTCGGCTGCCTGGCTTAACGCGGATGCGGGCAGACTTAACAAAGGACGGTCCGGTGCGTAAGCGGATTCTTACGCGCTGGGCTTTCCGATACCGCGTATTCGCTGAGCGTCGATTTATTAAATTTTCGCGAGGCGGCGGCGATTGGCCCGCGCTGACATCAAAGCGTCGGCGCGGTGCTACTTCCGCTGCTGCGATATTACGAAACACCGGCTTACTGCTGGGCGCGTTATCGCCGAAAGTGAAGGCCCCCGGATCAATCGCAAAGCATCAAGGCTTTAGCGTTATGGTCGGTTACGGTGGGGCTGAGGCGCATGCTGATGGCGGTGGTGCAACGATTGCCGATATAGCGCGCTTTCATCAAACGGGCGCCGGGCATTTGCCTGTTCGTAAAGTGGTCGTACCGCCTGACCGTGCGTTTATTCGGATGATGGCGCAAGACGCTGTAATCATATTGGAAAAAGGCTAATGGACCCGTTTACTATTTTGTACAATTCGTTATGGACCGCTGTGATCGGTAGCCCATTGGCTGACTTAATCGCAAAGCGTAACCGTATTGACTTTGTACAGCCTAATAGCCTTGACCTTCAGGTATCAAACGCTGACTTGCCCGAGCTTGTTTTGGTGCCTTTCGGCGGCGATGGCAATTTGCACCAGAGCTCGTGTTCTTCACGTTGCACAAGACAATACGGATTTTATATTTCAACAGGCGACCAACGGCTACGGGAACAGTTGTTTCCAGTCGAGTGGGAGCTATTTGTGATGCTCATAAATTGGCAGAAGAATATTTCGTCGATTACATGGCAGAGCAAAACATTTGTTAAGCGGGTAGAGCTGTTGTCGCTCGCCCAATCATTAAGCGACCCGGCGCGTAACCGCGGCATAAAAGGCTGGAGCTCGTCGTGGATGTTTGAAGTCGAAATGCACTTCAGTCACGTTGATATATTGGAGGAATAAGATGGGCGTACATTCTGGCAAATTTGGAGCTGTTGACTCGGTGACCACTGTTCGTAACTGGGGCATCGAGCAAATTTCAGCGTCCCAGCCTTTTGTTGCATCAAATACAAAGGGCGGCACTGGCCGCCGTCGCGGCGTCAAAGACTGGAGCGGCCAATACAGCTGCTATGGGCACACGCCGCCAGCGATGCCCGGCGAGTTCTTTGACTTTGAAGGCTACACCGCGCCCGATAACGATACGTGGGGCGCGAACGGTTTGACGTATTACGGCAACGCTATTGTGGACTCAATTGCGCTGACGTTGAACTTCGAATCGAGCGAGCTGTTTAACTTTCAAACGTCATTCAGCGGCAACGGTGCGCTGGCTCGGAAGAGCGATGTGGTTAGCGATGCGACTGACCCTGAAGCGCATACTCCGCTTGATGCCCGCGTGTTGATTCTTGACCCGGGCGGCGACGTGCTGGGCAGCGACTCGGGCAGCGCTTCTGGTGGCGAGGAGTTCTGTGTCACCAATCTCAATTTCACGATTACAAGCGCGACCCAAACGTCAGTTACATCTTGCACGAATGGGTGGACAGAGCGGCACGGCGGTCCGATTGACATGACCGGCTCTATGACCGTGCAAGACATCGACCCGAGCTCGTTTGGGCTTGAAATCTGGGACGATGTTATTATCCGCATTTATGTGGACGGCACTGACTTCTGGGAATTGAAGTGGGTGCATATCAAAGACTTTACTGGTCTAACCGTTGACCGCGAGACTGGAGCTATTATGTCGATGGGCATCAGCTTCGAAATGAACGGATTCCTAGAGAATTACGGCACCGGCCGTATACTCTTGCCTGGCGCCGGCTCCAATTGGTGGCCGCCCGCTGGTGCGTAACATTTAACACAATAAACGAGAGACGACATGGACCAAAGACAAGCACTATCGGCGGCCGGCGTGCCCGTCGAATTGGGTGGGCGGCAACTTTATTTTTCGCCGTTCACGGATAAAGATATCGCCGAACTGGACATGTGGGTTCGCGGTGAGTATATTAAAATGGTGAGGGCGAGCTTTGACGACTCTACAACGAAAAACGAACGTGAGGAAGCACTCGCCCTCGCCATGAAACACGCCGCCGGCTTGACGTGGCTCAGCGGTGAAGGCGCGAAGCTTATCGGCACCGTTGCTGGTATGGCCCGACTAGCTTATCAATCCGTCAGAAAGCGCCATGCTGACGTTACGCTTGAGTGGCTACAAGCTGAAATGTTCAACCCAGAAAACGTCCACGCGGTTCGCATCGCTTTTGAGCAAGCAAATGTCACCGCGCCCGAACAGCCGGGCAGTAAAAAAGGGGCAAGCCTGGGGCAGCGAAACAGCAAGCAACAGCGTCGAAAGCGCAAGCGTACCGAGCGCTCGCGAAAAGGTTCGGGTGGACGCCGACGCAAATAGCTGATCTAACACCGATGCAGCAATACATGATGATGCTATCGGACGATAACGATCAGACAGCGGACACGCTGTACTTTGAATCAATTCAAGAGTACCGGAGATGGCTCGATGGCCAATGATGCAGTTGTAGTACTGAAAGGCGACAACGCCCAGCTTGACGGCGCCCTTAAACAAGGCACGAAAAGCGTGGAACGTTTCGGCTCTAACGTCACCAAAATTATGAAGGTGGCGCTAGCTGCATTTGCGGTCAAGAAAATCTTCGACTGGTCGAAAGCTGCGCTCGCAGCATACGGCGTTCAAGAACAGGAGGAGAAAAAGCTTGAGTCCGTTGTTAAAGCGACGGGCATGGCCGCTGGCTGGACTGCAGACCAGATGAAGCAGTACGCTGCCGAAATGCAGAAGGTGACGCTGTACGGCGATGAAGTCACGATGAGCGCCATGTCCATTTTGGCAACGTTCAAAAACATTCAAGGAGTAACGTTTGCCCGTACTGTTGAAGCAGCGATGGATATGGCAACAGTATTAGGCACCGACCTTAAGGGCGCCACAAACATGCTGGCCAAAGCGTTGAACGATCCGCTAGCTGGGATGGCCAAGTTGGCCGACGCGGGTGTGGCGTTCACAGCCCAACAGAAGGAGCAGATCACTACGCTTATGGAAGCGGGTGACGTCCTCGGTGCCCAGAACGTAATGCTCGAAGAACTGGAAGGGCAGTTTCAAGGCGCAGCACGCGGTGCAGCTAAAACGTTCACGGGTCAAATGACACAGTTGAGCAATCGCATCGGCGACTTATGGGAAGTGCTGGGCTCGATGCTTGTGCCCGTGCTTGAAATGCTGATGCCGTTATTCGATGGTATTATTGCTGCAGCTGAATACATCCTACCGGTGTTTCAATCATGGATGGAAAACATCATGGGCGTAGCCCAAGCGATTTGGGACTATTTCCAGCCGGCTGTTGAATGGATCCGCGAGACAGCAGTAGAGTACGTTGTAATGTTTCAAATGGTTTGGGAACAAGTGATCGCTGCGCTACTGCCATTATTCGAGGGCTTTTCTTCTGGGGCTGAGTCGATATTCGGAACGCTGTTTTCGTGGATCGGCAGCATCATCAACTGGTTAAAAGAGCTGTGGATAAATACGTGGATTTTCATGCAAGTCGCATTTGAAAATTTCGGCGGCATTGTGACGATGGTCGCGGCCAGCACTGCGCTTGCTGTTGTCAGCGCATGGGAGGACATCAAGCACTTCTTCACAAGTACGATGCCCGACTTGCTTGGGTGGTTCGGTCGACAGTGGAAAAACATATTCACGGATATCGGCAATATAACAACCACAGTAGTCAGCAACATGTGGGATAACCTCACTGGATTTTTCGGCAGCATTTGGGACTGGCTTGTAGGCAACGAAAATGATTGGGAATGGAAAGGTCTAACCGACGGCTTTGAGTCAACGCTTGAAGAGCTGCCGAAAATCGCGGAACGTGCAAAGACTGATACTGAAAAGGGCTTGGAAATGACGATTGCCGACGCGGCTGATGCTATCGGCACGTCATTTGCTGAAAAGCGTAAAGAGTTTGACGACCGTGTAGCTGCGAGTATGGCCGGCGACGGGGAAGACCCATTCAAAATCCCAGAGAAAACGCCTGTTGGCACGCCGACTGGCGGCGGCGATGATGTGAAGGCGAAAAAAGAGGACGATAAAAAGGACGAAGGCTTTGACGCTAAAATTGAGGGGCTAACCGCCTTGCAGTCACGCATCACCCAAGCAGCAGCCAGTACACCGGAAAAGAAAATTGAAGACGAAGTGAAAAAGCAGGGCGAGGCGCAAGTCAAACAAGGCAAGAATATTGAAAACGCAACGAAGAAGGGCGCAATGGCAGCAGAAGCTACAGCCACTGAGGTCCGCGAGCTTCGTAAAGATATATCGAACGTGGGAACATTAACATGAGCACGATCTGGAGCACGGTGGATTGCTGCGAAGTGCACGGCACGCTATCCGAAAATTGGACGGGCGATTCGTTCACAGCATCGGTTACACTCAAATGCGCTTGGGACGACCGCTTCGATTTAATATCGGACTTGCTGGGCAATTCGTATCCGTATTTAGCTGGTTGGGGCCAGCCGCCGATATGCAACGGCGCCGGTAGCGTGCCCATGCCCACCGATTATGAGCAAGCGAATCAAGGCATCGATTATACCCACGCGCTTGTCACCGCAAGCTATACGACCAAAGAGCCGGAAGAGCTCTATACCGAATCGATAGAGCCCATTGTTGAATTCATTACGCTTGATTACAAACGTTTTAGGTGGGGCTCGCCGAACGGTGATCCGTTGCTTGAGGCCGAAGCTCCTGGCCGCCAGATGCGGTCGTGTAATTTGGTGCGAACGATCAAAAAGGCAGCATCAGTACCAGCGTCAGCGTTGACGTTGCCCGGCCATGTAAATGATACGGCCTATACATCAACGCTGTTGGGCTTGACGTTTGCGGTTGAAACATTGCTGTTTACGCCCGCTGTGCTTACGCGGACGATTGATACGGCCGGCGACACGGCATGGGACATGACCCTTAAGATGGGGTACATGCCACAAACATGGAACAAGTTTTTCCGTGCCAAGTCAGGCACCTATGAAGAAATTTATGACACCCAAGAGACCGGCGCTTACAAGTCGTATCCGCTGGGCGATTTTTCAGACTGGCTGAGCTAATGGGACGCAAGACAGCGGATACAATTCCGGTCAAAGAAGTCGGCGACCGAATATCGGCTGACGAGCTCAATGCTATCGTAAATGCGATTAAGCAAGAGCTTTCGATGCCGCTAGGTATGGCCGATGAAGAAATGCGAATCACACGGGACAAGCCTACGTCTGTTTCGCGGTGGCTGCCCTGTCTTGCAGTGCCCGATAACATTCCAGCCTTTTCTATTTTCGGTATTACCGGCGGCACGTTTCCAACATGGAACGACCCGCCGCCTGTTAGCGTTGCGCCTGTCGGTACCGCTGCTGGGTCAATCGCAACGCCGGCGCTGCTCGCAACAAACGGCCCCATTCAACTAGATAAAGGGCGCCAAGGGTATGTTCGTCCAATCGGCTTTTTCGAGCCGACTCGCCTGCAGGTGTCGGGCACCACGCCAGGCATCGGCGACTTTTGTGGCATCAAACACGATACCTATGGCTTGACTGCTGACAGCCGATACGGCCTCGTTTGTATATCGCCACCGAAGGATGGTAAGGTTGATGTAATGCGAACGCCCGACCCGAAGGGCATCATCGGGTACACGTACGGCACAATCCCTGGCTATAATCGTAATACCGGAAAAATGGGCTCCGGTTTTGTGCGGGTCAATTATCGAAACGCGGGCGACATTCTGCAAGAGGCCTTTGACCCGACTAATGGAGCGAAGCCATGGGAGATTGAAGCGTTTAACTTGTGCCCAGACCCGATCGCTAGCGGCGTTCTCGTGCAGCTAGCTGAGGTGATGGGTGTTGGTCTTGTTGCTATACCCTATTGTACGCCCGAGTCAAGCGGCAGCGCGAGCGCGTCAAGCGATTCAAGCGATTCAAGCATTAGCGGGTCGCCGTCGCAGCCTTCAAGTGGAGCATGCGACAAGACGTGGACAGCAATCACCGGGCTAGTACAAAATGGTTGCGGTTTGACGATTTCATGGACCCAGTTTACACTTAAAAATGGGTGCATCACCGAAACGCCGCTTGATGATACGGACATTGACCTTACGGGCGACTGCGGCGGCGGCGGTGGGCCCACAAGCGGCTCTGGCTTTAGTGATTGTGAAACGTGGGTATGGTGTGATGGTGAATGGATCGGCGGGACCGGCGTGCCGCCTGAGGTGTCTGGGCGTTTTGAGGGCGAGCAAGTCGTCAAGTGTGTTTGTGACAGCGCGAGCGTCTCAGAATCATCATCGGTCAGCGAATCAGTTAGCGAATCATCATGCAGTACGTCCCTCGAGTCCCAGTGTCTCACTCTTTCGATTGATGGCGTTACTTATGACGCTGTAAACACGGGAACATCGAACGGCAAGCCAACATGGGTGTGGGGCACTGTTGAATATGGAGACGTGTACTTGTATTGGTGCCCGGATTATGACGGTCAGCCATCGTGGGTCATGGGCCACTCAGAAAACAATTGCAACTATTTAACGCATAACGACGGCGCTGTGTGGACGAGTACAAGCTGCGATCCGCTTACTGACGTTAGCAACCCGCTGTCTGTTTTCGGCTCGTGGTCAGGCGACACGGTAACGCTGACTGCTTGTGCTAGCTCGAGCAGTAGCAGCAGCAGTAGCGCGGCATCATCGAGCAGCGCAGCCCCGCAAGAGCTTGAAGCACGAATTATCACGGGCGCGGACGATGGCGTTTATACGTTCGCTTACCTTGTGGCCCCACCGATGTATATTGGACGAAGCGGCGGTACAAGTCGGTCGACGTGGCACCGTTTCCAGTTCATCTATATTCCACAGGGCGCGAACATTCAGTCCGCAACGTTGACCTTGACGCAGTCGCTAGCTGACTCGGACGTCCTGTATTACCGTGCTTATGGGAATGATACTGATGACGCCGTAGCTCCAACTAGTACAGCTGATGCTGAGGGCAAAGCAAAGACTACGAACTTCGTAAATAAAGTAATCACCGGGTCAGGCGTTGATGGCACCGAACATCAGTGGGACGTGGTAGACATTGTTCAAGAAATTGTAGACCGCGCCGGTTGGTCAA